CATTTGTTCACGCTCTTGCCAAGTTCCAAAAATAGTCCCCTTTTCCTCATCAATAATCATTTTTTATCCCTTCAAAAGTAATTCTTTTAATTCTTCAATATTCCACATGCTTATTCTAGATAACTCAGCTAGTGTTATATTCCAATTGCTATCAAATTCGGCTATCACGTCCTCAATTTCCCAACGTTTTTTTATGCCGCATGCTGCACCAAATTCTGTATTTTTTAAATCGTTATTCATTTTTACACCTCATGTATTAAGTAAGTTATTATCCACGCTAGTATTCCCAGAATAGCCGTTATTGCTATCGTTCCTATGATCCAAGTTAAAAACATTTTTAATCCTTCCTAGTGTAACGGATAGCTAATATTCGCTACCTCTTTTGACCAACAAGCACGACAATCCCCACAATGGCCGAAGTCTTGTTGTTTCTTTTCTGGTCTACTCATAGCTTTGAACGTCTCTAGATCTACAACAATGTTTTCCTTGTTGGTTCTATAAGCTAGGCACTCTTTACCATGTATAGTTTCTTTATGCTTGTGTACTGTACTAGTATGACTATGACCTTTTATAGGTTTATCGCTAATCATAGTAGCACTAACCCTTATCACTAAATTATCTGGTTCTAGTCCATGCCTCTTGCGGTATGTTTGCACAAGTTTAGCTTCTCTTGTTGGCAACCAGTGTTTTATCTCTGGAGTTTCTAGACAACACAAAACAATTGCATGTAGCATTTCAACACTTTGCAAGTCTCCACTATCAAACCACCTATGATGAAATATCCCTAGCTTGTTACACCCTCTTTTAATTTGAAATGCCATCTGTTTTGCCCAGAGTTTAGGATTACTAGCAATTAATTTTTCAGCCTTAAATAAGTTATTAGTCCAACCTTGATCAACACTAGGCCTAAGCTTTTGTAGTTTAAGAGCGTAACACTTTGAGCAAGTAGAGCCTTCAATTTTTGCAAGCTTAGAGCCTACTTTGCAATGCTTCGCACTGATAGCAAAGGTTGTACTTGGCATCTTAGTGTTGCCTAGCGATACTTTACCGCTATTCTCAATAGTTTCTTTTAGTGTGAAATTATCCATTTTTATTTACTCCCTCTTATATATCTAAAGTAATCCATTATAATTTATTGGGCCATCTATATCTACATAAACAAAAGCCTTGGCGTTTATTTCTATCCCAGAACCCCATACGTCATTATCAGCTACACAAGTATAACTAGGTGTAGGTTGTAGGTAAGACTTTCTGTTGTAGTGTCCTTTATAAAAGTTTTTAATTGCGTCTGGTTTTCTTTTAAATTCGTCACCTTTTTTTAAATCTTTTAAAGCAACCTTTTTGAATTGCTCACCGTATTTGTTTGTTACGATAGAAGTAGTCATAAGAGTGTGTCCTTTTTAATATATATAAATTGTGTAACCAAGTTAGCCGTTTAACTGGTAAGCACAACACCCAGAAAACCACTATTTTATTTTGTGTTGCAAGTATGCAACAAATATCCAGAATTAGGGGAAAACACATTTTATGAATAACAGTATACGAAAATATAAAAGCTACTCAGTGAGCTTTATATTAAGTCTCAGAGCTATTTCTTGGTTTGTTCTATATCTGTTCTACTGGGTGTAATTTTGTGATCACAATTCTGGAAGTATGCTTAGTGACCAGACGTAGGGTTTATAGTTGCTTACTCTATTTGTGATCACACTCCTTATAGTTTAATACTAAGCGTTTTACCCTAGGAAATAGTTTAAAGTTAAACTAGTTTGAGCCAGTAATACTTTAAGTTTAAACTAAAATGCTAAAAGTAGTTTAATGTTAAACTATCTCCAGAGTATTGTGCCTGTATTCCTAGCGTATACAACATATAGTATAGGGTCAGGCATGGTACACGTGGGGGGTGTACGTTATATGTATATGCTCAATGACAGAGAGGGGTATTTTAGGTCTGTTAACCACATTGTTAATCAAGTGGTTTACACTTGAGTTGTGATCACATTTAGATATAACTACCAGTATGAAAATGTATAAGACAAAGAACAAGTATGTAGTCCTGGATGACAGGGGAATTATCTTAATAATAACAAGATACAAGAATATATGCTTACGTCTTATGGGTGTGACATAGTGTCATCGGGGGTATTAACTTGTTGTTTTATACTTGAAGCGTGTATAACTAATAGTATATACTAACAGTAATACTTAAAGTATTTAATACTTTTATTTTTATTCTTATATTTATTACTAATATTAGAATACTAACAGTAATTACTTAAAGTAATACTTATATTATCCTTATATCTGCTTTTGTTGTCCCTTTTTTGTAAAAAAAGATAAAAGTAATGTTGACATAGGTACTACTTTAAGTACAACTACCGAAATCTAAATGAGTAAAAACCGAATAAAGTACTTTGAGTCAGACTCAGTACTAGAAGAGTTCTACAACGCACTAGCTAATCAAGACGAAAAGAAGCTAAGAAGAGTACACATCCCCAGATCTGATGTATTCTATGTGCGTAGAGCCTACTTTGAACACACAGGAAACTGGGAATCTCTGGATAGGATAGAACGATCAATGTACCTTGAGGGTATGTTGTCCAGATTTGACGTTCTAGATCCAGATAGAAGACGAAAGTGGGAGGATAACTATGAAGAAACAGTGGCAAAAGCTGAAGTATAGTATAAAAATGATCCTAGCTAACAAAAAAACACTGACAGTAGGCATTATTCTAGGATTTATTATAGGAACAATCTTAACATGGTAGTAGATTTTGACATTGATGGTGATGGGAAGATCACACCAGAAGAGATAGCGATGAAAGAGCGTATGCTCGAAGTAGAGCTACGAGAAGAAAAGGCTGAATCGCAGAAGTTTATGGCCTGGGTAGCTATGGGCATGATGATTATCTTCACTATCTTTCTCTTTACACCATTGATGTCAGACTCAAGAGTTAACGCCCTAGCAGATTTGCTTGGGCTATTTTATATTGCACAGACTGGTGTCGTAGCAGCCTACATGGGCGCAACAGCATACATGGCAGGGAAGCCAATGGGCAACAAAATAGCTATGAAGAAGGATATGAGATGAGTTTTAATTTAAGTCAAAGATCAAAAGACAGACTGAAAGGGGTACACCCTGATCTCGTTGCTGTTGTTGAAAGAGCCATCGAACTGACAGGCGTTGATTTCGGAGTGACATGTGGTGTAAGAACCATAGAAGAGCAAGAGGCTAACGTAGCTGCAGGGAGATCCCAGACGATGCGATCTAAACATCTTCCTCAAGAGGATGGATACTCACAGGCTGTAGATGTTGTAGCCTACGTAGGACCAGAAGTATCCTGGGAGTTGAACTTGTACGATGATATCTGTGACGCTTTCAAAGCTGCAGCAGAAGAAGTTGGGTGTGCTATCAAATGGGGAGCAGCCTGGAGTGAAGGGGATATAAGAACATATCCAGGAACTTCAGAGGATGCTATGATGGCTTACGTTGATCTAAGAAGATCTCAAGGACGTAGACCCTTTATTGATGCCCCACATTTTGAGATGATGTAATGCGATGGTTAATACTCGTTCTATTTTTATCTGGTTGTGGTTTGAGTACTCTGGGGTTGCTAGGAGGATCAGACGGACCTACAGTAAATTCTAACGCACAGATAGGTGCAGAGAATCGACAATCCGTAATGTCTGTAGAGAACACTACCTCTGCAGGTAGAGATGTAGTTTCAAAAGAAGTAGAGACAGGATCAGTGGGAAGCTTAGATATTATAAACACAAACATACCACCCTGGGTTATGTTGCTCCTTATCTTAGGTTGGCTCTTGCCAACACCTACAGAAATTGGTAGAGGTATAATGAATTTTATACTGACACTATTCGGGAGGAAAGATAACCCTAAGTACGAGAGATACAAATGAGTGTACCAGAGCGTGTCAAAGCGACAATGAAAAGACTGGGTTTAAAAGGGGTCAATAAACCAAAGAGGACTCCTGATCACCCAACTAAGTCTCACGTTGTCATGGCATCAGAAGGTGGCAAATATAAATTGATTCGCTTTGGTCAGCAAGGAGCCTCTACTGCAGGTAAACCCAAAGCAGGTGAATCGGATAGGATGAAGAAGAAGAGGGCAAGTTTTAAAGCACGACACAGCAAGAATATTGCAAAAGGTAAGATGTCTGCTGCGTATTGGGCTAACAAAGTTAAATGGTAAAGGAATAAATTACATGAATAAAAAAGAAATAGCTGTAGTAGCAGCATGGGTAGGTTTGGCTGCGATCATGGCAAGCACAACAACTTACGCAAAAGATTTTTCTGTAGCAGGACAAACAGTCTCTATTGGTGCATCTTCAGATCTTAACTACACAACAGGTGTAGAAGACTGGGAATGGGAGCTAACACCATCAGCAGGTTTGACTGCTATGGGTCTAGGTTTTACAATGGCTACAGACATTGATATGTTAGAGTTAGAAGATGGAGACATCTTTCAAGGACTAGACTTTACAGTTGATTACACAATCCCTAGCACAAATATTAGTTTGTATACTGAAGTATCAACAGACTCAGACTTAGAGTTTGGTGACGTAACAGTAGGGGCTACGGTCAGCTTTTAATGTGGGTGGCACTTATGCTTCTCTGTGCTACACCTGAAGCAATATCCTGCGAGGTGATGGCAAAAACAGAAGCTACATTTCAAACAGAGAAAGCATGTACTGAAGAAGCAGTATTGGTAGCTAGGTATTTCCAACAAAAAGGATACCTAGCAATACCAGAGTGTGTAAAAATTAAAATGGGAGTTTCACTATGAAGATAATAAAATGGATGTGGAGATACTTCAAAAGAATAGGGTGCGCAATTTTGAATAAAAATTGTGGTCCTGATTGTAACTGCAAAGCTTAAACAATGCCTTTAAAAAAAGGAAAAAGTAACCAAACTATAAGTTCTAATATAAGTAAGTTACGTAGAGAAGGAAAGCCACAGAAACAAGCTGTTGCAATAGCTTTAACCACTGCAGGTAAAAATAAAAATGGCAAAGCGAAAAGATCCAAAAGTAGGAACAGGTAAAAAACCAAAAGGGTCTGGACGTAGACTATACACAGACGAGAACCCAAAAGATACGGTGTCCATCAAATTTGCTACAATGGCTGATGCCAGAGCTACAGTAGCTAAAGTAAAAAGAATAAAGAAGCCTTACGCAAGAAAGATCCAAATATTGACCGTAGCAGAACAACGTGCTAAAGTCATGGGCAAGACAGCGATAGCAAATGTCTTTAAACAAGCTAAAGCAGAATTGCGAAGGAAACACAAAAAAGATGGCGTATCTACAAAGTAACATACCCTACTTTAAAGCATGGGTAAGAAGAGAATACACAAAGAATATGCAGGAATATCATGGAGACTTCCTGCACTGTATGGTAGTAGCAGTAACGACTATGCCAAACAGAACACTAAGTTTTCAAGTTATTTTTACAGGTTGTGAATCAGACGATCAAGATGAAGAGAATATACATGGTGGTGCAATGTGGGCAAGAATGCCTCTTACAGCACTCGTGGCAGATACCCCCCTTGAGGAATGGCCTACAGAGTTACCACCATACTTAGCACAACCCTGGGATTGTATGTCTCATACACACTCAGTATATAAAATAGAAAGGGCCTCTCCTGCTCCTTGGATAGCAAAAGTAGATGGAGAGTTTTACCCTGCAAAGTATTACTTCACTGTTGACTATACTGACAACGAAGTAGCAGACGATCCTGCACAGCATAAACAATCTCATGTTTTGGAGTTGTTAGACGCAGGAGAATACACAGGTAACATGGTTGCGTTACCCAATAATAGAGTGAGAGTAACTCACCCTGCTTGGTTTGAAACTGGCGAAGGTGCACCAGACTTTAGACCTAATCAGAACATCTTTAACTCTAAAGAAGATGTTGAATACATTTGGGATACGGAACGTGTCTTTAACAATTTATATAAGGAAAAATAACTATGGCAATGCATGGAAACAAGATGAAGAAAAAAGGTATGGCTCGTGGCGGTAAAATGGGCATGAAGAAAAAAGGTTACGCAAAGGGTGGCATGAAAAAGAAGGGCTACGCTAAAGGCGGCACAATGAAGAAAAAGGGCATGGCTAAAGGTGGCGCTCAAATGACACTAGCAAAACTTAGAGCAGCAGCTAAAGCAAAAGGTTATAAACTAGTAAAGGCATAGTAAAATGGCTTTATCAAAACAAAACAAAAATAAAGTAAAGAAAGTAATCAAAGGTTTAAGCAAAGCCTCTAAAACTCATGCAGGTCAAGCAAAGACTTTAAAAAAAGCAGTTGGGATGTCCAAAGGTGGTAGTACAGTCAACAAAGCAGGTAATTACACTAAACCAACTATGCGTAAAAACCTATTCAACAGGATCAAAGCAGGTGGAAAAGGTGGTGCACCTGGACAATGGTCTGCGAGAAAAGCACAGATGTTGGCAAAACAATACAAAGCCAAGGGTGGGGGCTACAGATAATGAAAGCCCCTCAGAAAAGTTTAAAAGACTGGACAAAACAAAAGTGGCGCACAAAGAGTGGAAAGCCTAGTGCTAAGACTGGGGAAAGATACTTGCCTGAAGCTGCTATAAAATCTTTGTCTTCTGCTGAGTATGCAGCAACTACAAAAGCTAAACGAGAGGGCAAAGCAAAAGGTAAACAGTTTGTAAAGCAACCTAAAAAGATTGCAGAAAAAACAAGAAAATTTAGAGCTAGTGAAGGTGGTGTCGCAATGAAACTAAAAAAACCAACAGACGATCAAGTGGGATTAAAGAAGTTACCCACTGCAGTTCGTAACAAAATGGGTTACATGAATAAAGGTGGTATGCCTAAAAAGAAGGGTTACGCTAAAGGCGGTAAGATGAATGACATGCGTAAGACAGGAATGTTTTACGGTGGGATGTCTAGAAGAGGTAAGTAACAATGGCTGTAACACTGCAAAAATACTTAAACAGTAAACTAAAAGAAAAAGGTTTATCTGTTAAAGAAGCCAAAAAGAATGCAGGTAAATACAAAAGTATTGCTGCAGCCAAGAAAGCAGGGTCACTTTATTACACAAATAAAGATGGTAAAGTGATGGCTGCTGTATATGCAGAGGATCTCAAGAAACCACTTAAACCTATCAAACCTAAAGTGCGTCCAGGTTCAGGCAGCATAAAAGTTGAAGTTCTTGTTGGTTCTATGACAAAGTCTGAAGTTGCAGATGCAATTAAAAAAGGCAAAGACCCTATGAAATTTAAAGATGCAGCTAAAAAGAAAAAACCTGTAACAAACAAAAAAGGTAAGCCCATGAGTTTTTCTGGTAACTCTAAAGGTGGTTTAACTAAATCCTCTGGTATTCTTAACACAGGTATTGTTAAGCCTGAAAATACTTACAAATAAACAGGAGCTTAATATGATAATAGAAGGTGATAAAGTAGTAGATAACTATGGAAATATTCTTGGAGAATGGATTCGAGGAGAGTGGCATAGTAAAGACCCTGCAGCACTAGAGTTCTGGGAAAGTCAAAACACAGAAACTAAAAAAGTTCGTGCTAGAAATGAAGATGGAACATTAAAAGGTGATGATCCTTCTACTCCTGATGTCAATGAAGCTTGGACTACTAAGGTAGTCAAGAAGGCAACAGGTAAGTCATAACGGAGTTGCATATTTGTCACTACTATGATATAACTACTTGAATATAACTATCCTCACCCAGTTAGGGCTAACACAAACAGAGGATAGATAATGTTTAAAAGATTACTCAACAAATTAGTAGAAGCAAGAGCAGAGTCAGCAAGACGTAAAGTTGCACGTATACAACTTGAAAAAATGACTGATAGGGAATTAAAAGATCTAGGAATTGGTAGATTTGATATAGAGAGAGCCATACTGACAGGCAAACCACTCTGAAAGAAACACTTAGTTTTTTTATTGATCATAGGAGTACTTTGGGAGGAGGCTCGTGGACCCAGTAACAATCATCGGTGGTGCTACCGTAGCTTTCAATGCTTTGAAGAAAGGCTTTCAGGTAGGTAAAGACCTACAAGATATGTCAGGACAGTTGACCCAATGGGCAGGTGCAATGAGTGACCTGTCCTACGCTGAACAGAAAAACAAGAATCCACCTTGGTGGAAAGCACTCAATGGACAATCTGTTGAGGCAGAAGCTCTAGAAATCTTTACGGCTAAGAAAAAAGCCGAAGCCATGAGAAAAGAGCTAAAAGACTGGATTAGTTTTAGCATGGGTCCATCTGCCTGGGATGAGCTTGTAGCTACTGAAGGTAGAATACGTAAACAAAAGAAAGATCAAGAGTACCGCAAAGCAGAGATACAAGAAGCAATAGTTACTTGGACTCTCTCTATTTTAATAATATTAACTGGAGCAGGAATGCTAGGGTTTATAATTTACATGGTGAACTAAATGGCTAGAAACTTAACAGAAAAACAACAGAAGTTCTTAGACGTGCTGTTTGAAGAGGCACAAGGAGATCCTGTGCAAGCTAAGAAACTAGCAGGGTATGCTGACAGCGTGGCCTCTACTTCTGTTGTCAACAGCCTGACAGATGAAATAGCAGACGTTACAAAAAAGTTTATAGCACAGTCTTCAACTAAAGCAGCTTACACAATGTTTTCTGTTATGAAAGATCCTACTGATCTAGGTGTAAAAGAAAAGATGTTAGCAGCTAAAGATATATTAGATCGTGCAGGGTTTACTAAAACAGACAAGGTAGAAGTAAAGACATCAGAACCTTTATTTATTTTACCTGCGAAAGAAGATGAGTAAAAGAGCTACAACAGCAGACCACCCAACCAAAGTTGACTGGCAGATACCACTACAAGGGGAACTAGGAGAGTGGTATCCTGTCGTAAGAGTAGGAAGACACGTACCCTTTGGTTACAAACAAGATGAAACAGATCCAGACTTACTGCTACCGATCCCTGAAGAGTTAGAGTTACTAGAAAAAGCTAAACTATTTCTTCAAGAGTATAGTGTAAGAAAAGTAGCAGCTTGGTTATCTAAAGAATCTGGTAGAGAAATATCACATGTAGGGTTATACAAACGTGTCAGAATGGAAGAAAAAAGGCGTAGAGCTTCCTCGAACTACAAGCAGTATGCCAAAAAATATAAAGAAGCGGCAAGGAAAAGCCAGAAGATCGAAGAAAAAAGAATTGGTGGTAGAAACACCAGAGATCTTAACGAAGACGAAGACTACCTCTCCCTCGAACCTGGAGAACGATGCCCTTTCTGTGGACAAACCAGAGGTCATATTTGAACCTAACCCAGGTCCACAAACTAAATTTCTAGCTTCAACAGAACAAGAGGTACTATACGGAGGAGCAGCAGGTGGTGGCAAGTCGTATTCGATGGTGGCTGATCCAGTTAGATATTTTACGAATCCACATTCACGAATGTTACTTGTTCGTAGGAGTACAGAAGAGTTACGAGAACTTATATCTGTAAGTAAACAGCTTTACCCAAAGGCTGTTCCAGGAATAAAGTTCATGGAAAGAGATAAGACTTGGGTAGCACCCAACGGTGCAACACTCTGGATGTCATACCTTGATCGTGACGATGACGTTATGAGATATCAAGGTCAAGCCTTTAACTGGATAGGCTTTGATGAGTTAACGCAATGGCCCTCCAGTTATGCTTGGTCTTACATGAGATCAAGGTTACGTGCTACAAAAGCAAGTGGATTGCCACTCTATATGAGAGCGACTAGCAACCCTGGGGGGCCAGGACATCAGTGGGTACGAAAACACTTTATAGAACCCAGTCCTCCAGGAAAAGCTTTCTGGGCAACTGATGAAGAAGGTGAAATAATTACATGGCCTAAAGGTCACTCAAGAGAGGGTGAACCTTTATTTAGAAGAAAGTTTATACCTGCAACCCTGTTTGATAATCCCTACCTATCTGAGGATGGGATGTACGAAGCAAACCTTCTATCTCTTCCTGAACACCAGAGGAGACAACTGCTAGAAGGTGACTGGGATATAAACGAGGGTTCAGCATTTCCAGAATTCAACAGGAAGATACACGTAGTTGACCCCTACGATATCCCCTCTAACTGGACTCGTTTTAGAGCCTGTGACTACGGATACGGATCTCACACAGGCGTAGTATGGATAGCAATAGTTCCAGGGTCTGAACAGCTAATTGTCTACAGGGAGTTATATGTTTCTAAGATCATAGCGACTGACTTGGCTGACATGATCCTGGAATTGGAAGAAGGAGAAAAAATAAGGTACGGTGTCTTAGACTCTTCACTCTGGCACAAAAGAGGTGACACTGGTCCTAGCCTAGCAGAGCAGATGATCATGAAAGGATGTAGATGGCGTCCTGCAGATAGATCAAGAGGCTCTCGTGTAGCAGGTAAAAACGAGCTACACAGAAGATTACAAGTAGATGAGTTTACAGAGGAACCCAGGCTTGTTATATTTAATAACTGCACAAATCTTATCTCTCAACTACCGTCCATACCTTTAGATAAAAAGAACCCCGAAGACGTGGACACCAACTCAGAAGACCACCTGTACGATGCTTTACGATACGGTGTGATGACTAGACCCAGAAGCAACTTATTTGATTTCAACCCAGATTCTCAACGAACAGGGTTTCAAGCATCAGATCCCACATTTGGATATTAAGGATTAACTAATGGAAGAAGATGATATCTTTGAATCAGACGAACTTTACATGGACGAAGAGGAATCCTCTTTTGTAGAAGATAAAGAAGATGCTGATAGTAGTAGAGATGAAAAGGTAGGAACAGTAGTAGGTCTTGTTGAGGGTAAGTTCTACAAGGCTGAGAAAGCTAGATATACTGATGAACTACGATGGATTAGAGCCTATCAAAACTATCGTGGTGTGTACGGATCAGACGTACAGTTTACATCTACAGAAAAGTCTAGAGTATTTGTAAAAGTAACTAAGACCAAGGTTCTAGCAGCCTATGGTCAAATTGTAGATGTACTCTTTGGTTCTAACAAATTTCCTATATCTATCAATCCTACTGTTTTACCAGAAGGTATATCAGAGTCTGTAAACTTTGAGACTGACAGCAACATGCGTAAGGCTCAAGAATCTGACGGTGCGTTACCGCAAGATGACATGAGACTACAGCCTGGTGAAACAATTATTGATTTACGAGAAAGACTTGGAGCACTACGTAACAAACTAGAGCCTGTGCAAGATCTTATAGAAGATGGTCCAGGAACAACTCCAAGTAAAGTTACTTTCCATCCTGCTATGGTTGCAGCTAAAAAGATGGAAAAGAAAATACATGACCAACTAGAAGAATCAAATGCTAGAAAACAGTTACGTATAGCAGCATTTGAAACTGCTTTGTTTGGTACAGGTATTATGAAGGGTCCATTTGCTTATGATAAGGAATACCCTTCTTGGTCAGAAGATGGTGAGTACACACCTACAATTAAAACTGTACCACAAACATCTAGCGTAAGTATCTGGAACTTCTACCCTGATCCAGACGCTAACAACATGGATGAGGCAGAGTACGTAGTTGAGAGACACAAGATGTCTAGATCTCAAATGCGTGGGTTAAAGAAAAGACCTTTCTTCAGATCAAACGCTATTGATACAGCTATCAGCATGGGAGAGTCCTACTCTAAAGAGTGGTGGGAACAAGTCATGGAAGAAGCTGATCAAGAAACAAAAGCTGAGAGATACTCAGTGTTAGAGTTTTGGGGATATGTTGACACAGAGCTTTTAAAAGAATACGACATAGAGATCCCCAAAGAATTAGAAAACCAAGATCAGGTTTCCGTAAACATATGGGTTTGTAACGGACAAGTGTTACGTCTTGTTATGAATCCATTTACTCCTTCTATCTTACCATATTACGCAGTGCCTTTTGAGGTAAACCCTTACTCATTCTTTGGAGTAGGCATTGCAGAAAATATGGATGATACACAAAATCTTATGAACGGATTTATGAGAATGTCAGTAGATAACGCAGCATTGTCTGGTAATCTACTTATAGAGGTAGACGAGACTAATCTCGTCCCAGGGCAAGACCTCTCTGTGTATCCAGGCAAAGTGTTTAGGAGACAAGGAGGGGCACCTGGTCAAGCTATCTTTGGCACCAAGTTCCCGAATGTATCTAACGAGAACATGCAGATGTTCGACAAAGCAAGAGTATTAGCAGATGAGTCAACAGGCTTTCCATCCTTTGCTCATGGTCAGACAGGCATACAGGGTGTAGGGCGTACTGCCTCTGGTATTTCTATGCTTATGTCTGCAGCTAACGGTAGCATAAGAAACGTTGTAAAGAACATAGATGATTATCTGTTAGCACCACTAGGCAGAGCTTTCTTTCATTTCAATATGCAGTTTGACTACGATGATGGTGTAAAGGGTGACTTGTCTGTAAAGGCTGAAGGAACAGAAAGCTTGATGGCTAACGAGGTTCGTAGTCAGAGGCTCATGCAGTTTCTTGGTGTTGTACAGAATCCAGTGCTTGCACCTTTTGCAAAAATGGATTATATTATCAGAGAGATTGCTAAGTCTATGGATCTTGATCCTGACAAACTTACAAACTCTATGGGTGATGCAGCTATACAGGCTGAAATCCTCAAAAAATTCCAAGCAGATAATCCACCACCCCAAGTAGATCCTAACGCTCCACAGCAGCAACAGGGTGCTCCTCAACAGGGAGAACAACCTCCTGCAGGTGCTCAAGTACAAGATACTCAGGGATCAGGTGGTGGTCAAATCGGTACAGGAACAGCACCACTACCAGGAGAGCAAGGGTTCACTGGTAACACAGGATAACGAACACTTATGAAATTAAAACTACTGGTAAATAACATGGAGATCTGGAACTCGTTTAACGATGAACTGGATCGAAGACTTAACCACGTCCATATTCAAATGGAACAAACTATAAAACAGGAAGACTTGTTTAGACTACAGGGTGAAGCAAAAGCACTCCGTAGGTTAAAGTTTTTAAGGGATGAAGTGAATGGACCTAAACCAGACCAGTGATCAAATGGAAATGTTTGGCTTTACTGCTGAAGGAGCACAACAGGAAGCTGACAAGTTTGTAGAGGAAGCAGGAGATTTAGAAACTGATATATCTAACGCTGCATCTTCTTTAGTTCCGTTCTACGACTCAGGTGTAAACATATCAAATGTTGTACAAGAGTACAGGAAGCCTGAACAGGAACGTGACTACGAATACATAAAAGATCAATTCAAAGAAGCAGGTCAGAGTGCTGCCATAGAAAGTGGTCTACTTCTTATGGGTGGTGTTGCAGGTAAATACGGAGCCAAAGGTATCAAGGCTCTAGCTGACAAAGTAAAACAATATGAGATAGATCCTACAGCAATGTCAGCATTTGGTGCAGGAGCCATTAAGAAAAAAACAGACAAAGAAATGATTTCTGTTTTTCCTAAACCAGAGAGAATGTTTCCAGAAGAATCAAGACCTAAAGGTGGTGATTATCTAAATCCTGCTACAGGAGAAGTGCTATCAGGTAGGAATGTATCAAGTGCTAAACTTAGTATTTCACCAGAGGGCAGACCATCTTTCAAAGTATCTAATGACAACGTGGAAGAAGTAGGATCTGTAGGTAAAGGAAAGACACAAATAAAAACTAACTTGTTTAAAAAGAAAGCAGGTTGGAAATGGACTAAAGCACCTGAAGGAATGGAAGACATTGCAACTCTTATCTCAGTGGAGAATAAGGGTAAACACTTTTACACAATAGAAACAGATTTTTCTAAAGGTGTTAATCTTAAAAAATATCCTAACTCAAAAACAGAGCCAAGACTTAGACCCACTGTAGTTGGCGAGATTGAGATTGGCCCTCAGATTGGAACTATTTCTGTTCGAGGTAAAGAGCATCCAGTCTATCAGAATATTAGAACATTTAATAAAGGCGGTGCGGTAATGAATGATCAAATGGAAATGGCATTTATGCAAGAGGGTGGAATAATGGATGATGGTATGGATGTAGATCCAGTATCAGGAAACGAAGTACCACCTGGCTCTCTCGCAGAGGAAGTACGAGATGATATTCCTGCACAACTCTCTGAGGGTGAGTATGTCGTTCCTGCTGATGTTGTCAGATACTACGGTGTCAAGTTCTTTGAAGATCTACGAGATCAAGCTAAGATGGGTCTAGCTGAGATGGAAGCCAATGGACGTATAGGTGGAGAGCCTGTACCTGCAGGTGGTCCTATAAATGATCAGGAACTATCTGAGCAAGAGATGGCTGCTATCAGAGAAGTAATGGGCATGGCTGAAGGTGGTGAGGTACAGAACCCTTACCTACAGCAACAGCAACTATATAGCCAACCTAGACCTGCACCTATAGATGAGAAAAGAAACACGACTATAACCAACGTTAATCCTGTTGAGAACCAAATGCCTATGCAAAGCATGGCTGACGGTGGTCAAGTCCAAGGGTATCAAGAGGGTAATCAAGTTACAACAACACCTTCACCTGCAGTAAATACTTTTAACCCTGCTCAGTTTGGACTTGGTTTTAGTTTTATGGGTCAACCACAGCAGACAGGAACAACAGCAACAACAGAAACTACTGCAACATTTCTTACTCTTTATGGACCAGAAGGACAGGTTAGAAAATTTAGATTACCTCTCAGTCAAGAGGATGCAGCAGAGGTAGCACGATTAAGAGCACTAGGATATTCAGAAACACCACCTGCTGATACCACTACCACAACCACAGGTACACCAGGAACAGATACCACAATAACTACAGACCTTACAGGTGCTACAGTAACTACAGGGGGTGGTAGAAAAAAAACACAGGTAGAGGCAGATCCTAATGCTTGGATGAAAAAGTTTGATTACACTGACATGAGTAAATTAGGATCACAAACATCTGAATTATTAAACAAATCTCCAATGGGCAGTGTGATGGGAGCGTTTTCAAATGCAAGTAACGCTGCTCAGGCTGCTGCTAACATTATTATTATGGAGGCTAATGGTGCTGATAAAGCAGAGGTAGCTAAATTAAAAAGTCAATATCAACAATTTATCAAAGACTCTAAACTAGGTTACATGCCTAAAGGTTTAATAAATGGTGATAGGCTTGCAAAAGATATTGTAGAAAATAATATAGATGTAGCTTTATTTAAGGACTCTACTGATCCTTTTGGTAATAGGGTATTTAAAGAAGGAACAGACGATTTTGAAAAGTTTGTTCAGAAAGTTGGACCTAAAGGTAGAGGCTCAAAAGATATAAAAGATGCGTTTGCAAGAGTTCAACAAAGAACAAAAGATCTAGGTACAACAACAACAGGAAAACCACCAGAAAGACCATCTACACCTGTAAGTGGTGGACGTGGGCGTATTACAGAAGATCCAGGTGCAAGACAAGAGGCTGCAAGAAAAGCTGCTGCAGATAAACGTAAGAAAAGAGACAGAATAAATAGAGCCGCAAATGAGGCTGCTAAAAAAGCACAGAGATCTGTACCTACTACAGCAAAAGAATCAATATCACAAAAAATTAAAAGAGGCGGTGGTTTTGATAAAGGTGGACTAATGAATAAAAAGGGCAAAAAGAAATAATAACTATAAGGCTACCCAGGAATAGTTCCTGGCCCCAACATAAAGGAGAACTTTAAATGCCTGAACTAACTGCAATGGAAAAACCTAAAATAGCAGGTTTTGTAGATCGTGGATTTAACCACGCTAAAAAACAAAAACAGATGGAAGAAGCAGAGGCAGAGATTGCCCGACTAGAAGCAGAGGCTCGTGGTGAAACAGTTGAAGAACAAGAGGAATCCAGTAGCGAGGATACTGAGAACACCGAAGTTCAAGCCTCAGATGATTCCAAACAAGAAGAAACCACAGAGGAAACCAAAGCACAGGAAGACAATGACAGCGAGTTAGATGCTGAAGAAAAGTCTTTTAAGAAACGCTATGGTGATATTCGCAAACATTTAGCTGCTAAAGAAAAAGAGTGGCAAGAAAAGTTTGATGCTCTAGAAAGTAAGAGTAAACGTGAGGGTATTGTTCCTCCTAAGTCTGATGAAGACATAGAGAAATGGGCACAAGAATATCCAGACGTAGCAGGTATTGTTGAAACAATTGCAGCTAAGAAAGCTCAAGAGATGTTCAACAAGGCTGAGACACGTCTACAAGAATTAGATGAAGCACATTCTGAAGCTCAAAGAGTAAAAGCAGAGAATGTTATTCGTAAAACTCACGAAGACTTTGATGACCTAAGACAGTCAGATAAGTTCCATAACTGGGCAGATGAACAACCCAAGTGGGTTAAGGATGCACTCTATGAAAACATGGATGATCCTGCCTCAGTTATACGTGTGATAGATCTATACAAGATTGACAACGGTATGACCGTAGCAGCTAAAAAGAAATCTAAGAAAGCTGCAGCATCTACTGTTGCAAAAGGAACTCGTACTTCTGTAGACGCAGAGGGTGTACAAGGACAAATAAAAGAGTCTGATGTAGCCAGAATGTCTAATAAGGAGTTTGAGGAAATGCAGGACAAAATAAACGAAGCTATGCGTACTGGCAAGTTTGTTTATGACATGTCTCGTTCTGCATGATAATTAGTTGACATATTAAAAGTCATCTATATAACTACTCGTATCTGACTTGAAGCCTCCGTAAGGACCACCTTCAAAGATACTTTTAACCCAAAAGTCTAAACTACAAAGAACTACCTGGACAAGTATAGGCCCAGTGGTATTCGGTAGCGCAACCTAATACTTTCTGCACCCTAGAAAATGTACAGCCTCTTTCAGGTGTTTAAGCTTTATTCCCAAAGCCAAATATCATGGAGGATTTAACAATGGCTTTTCAAACCGCATCGGGTTATGGGAATCTACCTAACGGTAATTTTAGTCCTGTAATCTACTCCAAGAAGGTACAGCTTGCGTTCCGTAAAGCTGCTACTGTAGGAGACATAACTAACTCCGATTATTTCGGAGAGATCAGCGCACAAGGTGATACTGTGCGTATAATCAAAGAGCCTGAAATTTCAGTTCAAGCTTATGCTCGTGGCACAACAGTTACAGCACAAGACCTTGACGATGAAGATTTTCAGTTAGTCGTAGACAAGAGCAACTACTTTGCTTTTAAGATGGACGATATTGAAGAAGCTCACTCACATGTGAACTTTATGCAACTTGCTACAGATCGTGCAGCTTACAGACTAGCTGATCAGTATGACCAAGAAGTTCTTGGTTATATGTCAGGTTTCAAGCAATCTTCTCTGCATTCAGTAGCAGATACAGCTAATGATACTGTAAACGGTACAAAAGCTGTAACTACTGCAGGTTCAGACGAATTGCTTACAAGCATGAAACTCCGTAAGGATTCATTCGGCAACATCACGACAAGCTCTGCAGGAGATCACTCAATTCCTGTGGTAGCACGTTTGCCAGGTGCAACAGCACTTCCAACAGCTACAGTTTCACCTGCAATGGTTGTTGCAAGAATGAAACGATTGCTTGATCAGCAACAAGTTGATTCACAAGGCAGATGGCTTGTCATTGACCCTGTGTTCATGGAAATACTTTCCGATGAGGATTCACGTTTCATGAATGGAGACTACGGTGATTCTGGCGGTCTTCGTAACGGTCTTGTAATCAACAACTTTCATGGCTTCCGTTTGTACGTGTCCTCAAACCTACCTGCTGTAGGTACAGGCCCAGGTACAACAGGATCAGCAAACCAAAACTCAAACTTTGGTGTGATTGTTGCAGGTCATGATTCTGCTGTAGCGACTGCAGAGCAGATCAACAAGACAGAAACATATCGTGACCCTGACAGCTTTGCTGACATTGTTCGTGGTATGCATCTATATGGCAGAAAGATTCTTCGTCCAGAAGCAATCGTAACTGCTAAATACAACGCAGCGTAAGGGGAGGATTGAAATATGGCTACTTATGACATGACTTCTAAAGCTACTGTTGGTGTCGATTCTGACAGCATTGCAGCAGCTACCTCACGCCACCAAGCAATGGGAATGTACATGCGTGAAGCACGTCTTGACATTGCTAAAATGGTAGAAGATGGATACTCCTGTGCAGATGGGGATATCTTTCAACTTCTAGAAATTCCTGCTAATACACTAGTATTGTTTGCAGGTGCTGAAGTTGAAACTGCTTTTAACGGAACATCACCAACTGTAGATATTGATTTTGCAGCAGGTGATGACATCGTTGATGGTGGTGATGTTACTTCTACTGGCTTTTTGGCTCAAGGTACAAACGGTCAATCTATGGTTGTAAATACTGGAGCAGCAGATACGTTTACTGCACACGTAACAACTACAGACACAATTGACGTTAAGTTGATTGCAGGTTCTGCAGATGTTACATCTGGTATCCTACGTGTTATTGCATGTTGCATTGACACAGGGAAACGAGGACGTGTAGCAGCCACTGAGGTTGCTCGTGACCTAGTATAAATAAGTTAGGGGGCAGGGAAACTTGCCCCTTTAACCTTATCTAAGGGAAATAATATGGCTTTAACATTTCTATCATTAACGAATGATGTAATTACCCGAATGAACGAAGTAACACTTACCTCTACTACTTTTGCTAATGCTAGGGGTGTTCAAGTGCAGTGTCAAAATGCCGTTAATGAAGCCATCAGATATATAAATCAAAGAGAGTTTGGGTATTCTTTTAACCATGCACAGAATACTTCCACTCTAACTCCAGGTGTGTGTAGATACACTGCACCAACAGATACTAAATCAATAGACTACGCTACTGCTAGAATTAAAAAAGATAGTGATGTTAACGCTGCAGGAAACAATTTAGTTCTCCTTAACTATAATGAGTACATAGAAAATGGCTATCCTAATGAAGAGGATGATGTTGCAACAACAACTGTCAACGCAACAGACGGTTTGTCTGCATCTGTAACAACAATAACTGTTGCATCCACAACAGACTTTAGTTCAACAGGAACTCTGTACATAGGTGGAGAACAAATAACTTATACAGGTATATCAGGTAACGATTTTACAGGGTGTACCAGAGGTGCAAATAGCACCACAGCAGCAGCAATATCAAACGGTACTACAGTGACCCAGTTTGACGGTGGTGGTGTTCCTAGAAATATAGTTAGAACCCCCGACAACAACTATTTATTATATCCTTATCCAGATAAACAATACACACTTATTTTTGATTACTTTACATTTCCATCTGACCTATCAGCACATGGAGACACTACAAGTATTCCAGATAGATTTGCACCTGTAATTGTAGATGGTGCATCTGCTTTTGTTTATCAATACAGAGGTGAGACACAACAGTACCAGTTAAACTTTGCTAGGTTTGAACAAGGTATTAAAAATATGCAGAGTCTACTTATTAACAAATATGAATATGTTCGATCTACTGTCATCCTTACCCCTAGAGGTTCTGCTAACTTTGCAGGTGGAGTGATTTCCTAATGCCAGATCTATCCCAAGCACAACCTGCAGCATTTAACTGTGAGGGTGGCTTAGTTTTAAATCGTTCTACGTTCTTAATGCAACCAGGTGAAGCGTTAGAGCTAGAAAACTTTGAACCTGACATTGAGGGTGGTTATAGAAGAATAAATGGTTTTCGTAAATACGTAAATCAACAAGTACCTCAGACATCTAGCTCTGGCGAAAAGATACTGATGGTTGCTAACTTCGCAGACAAAGTGTTAGCAGCTAGAGGTGAAAAGATATTTAGTTCTGCATCTACTGAGCTTGCAACTAAAATTGTTTCTACCACAGGTATGACAGGCTCTGGAACTATAACTGTAGATTCTACAACAGGTTTTTCTTCTAGTGGAACACTACAGATTAATGATGAGTTATTTACGTACACTGGTGTAACCTCTACTAGTTTTACAGGTGTAACTCGTGCTGCTACAAGCACAACTGCTGCTAATCACGCTGTTGATGATGTAGTGTCAGAGTCCTGGACTGAAAGAGATACTGGCAGAACAAGTGCAGGTAAGTACAGTTTTGAAAGATATAACTTTGATGGTAATGAAAAGATTATAGTTGTTGATGGTGCAAATGCTCCAACTATATTTAACTCTTCTTTATCAGCAACAGATGTTAGTGAAAGCTCTGTAGCAGGTTCTACAATAGTTGTAGCTTTTAAAAATCATATGTTCTACGCAGGTAAGTCTAGCACACCACAGACGTTGGTATTTAGCGAACCTTTTGATGAAGATGGTTTTCAATCTGCTGATGGTGCAGGAACCATTAAAGTAGATGATAACATTGTTGGATTAAAAGTATTTAGGGATTCTTTATTTATATTTTGTGAAAACAGAATATTTAAAATGACAGGATCTACTCTCAGTGACTTTGCCATACAACCAGTTACCAGAGATATTGGTTGTGTAAATAAAGACACTATCCAAGAATTTGCAGGTGACTTGTTATTTCTTGGTCCTGATGGACTCAGAACTGTTGCTGCTACTGCAAGAATTGGTGATACGGCTCTTGGAGCTATTACGCAAAACGTACAGTCTATCTTTGATGCTAATATTAAAGACTCCACAGTTTTTGACAGCGTGGTTATTCCAGACAAAACACAATACAGAATATTCTTTTCAAAAGCAGGACAGGGTGAAGGTTTAACAAGAGGTATCATTTGTGTTAGGAGAGCAGACAAGTTTGAGTTTTCAGAAATACGTGGAGTAAAACCATCAGCTACAGATGCTTTAGTTGTTGATGGAGATGTAAGAGTAATACATGGTGACTTCTCAGGATTTGTTCACAGACAAGAAGCAGGTAACACCTTTGATGGTACAGCAATCTTAGCAAGATATAGAAGTCCTGATTTAAGTTTTGGAGATACTGGTGTTAGAAAACACATGCAAAGAGTTATCCTTAACTTTAAACCTGAGTCAGCAATAGACGCAGATTTATTTGTTCGTTATGACAACGAAGCATCCGACTCTGCAAGACCTGCAGCATACCCTCTAGACAGTTCTCAGGTTGCAGCACAGTTTGGTTCTGCAACTTTTAGTACAACTAGCAGTGCTGCACAATTTGTTTTTGGTGGTCCTTCGCAGCCACTTGTAAGACAGTCAGTAGAAGGATCAGGTTTTTCTGTTGCATTAAGAATTAAAGATGGTGGAGAAACGGCACCATATTCCCTCAAAGGGTTTCAATTAGAATATTTAGTAGGAGCAAGACGTTAGATGGGTAATACATACACGAGACAATCTAGTTTTACAGACGGTGATGTTATTACTGCTGATCTGTTCAACAATGAATATGATCAACTCTTAGCTGCATTTGCAGCAAGTACAGGACACACTCACGATGGCACCGCTGCAGAGGGTGGTCCTATCACTAAACTGTTAGGAACTAATATCACTATCGGTGATGCCACAGCAGGTACTGATATTACAGTAACCTTTGATGGTGAAAGTAATGATGGTGAACTTAAATGGATGGAAGACGAAGACTACTTTGAGTTTTCTGATGATATTCTTATAGCTTCTGATGAAAAGATACAGTTTCGTGACACAGCTATTTACATTAACTCTAGTGCTGATGGTCAGCTTGATCTTGTTGCAGATACAGAAATACAAATTGCTGCTACGACAGTAGATATAAATGGTAATGTAGATGTATCAGGAACACTTACTGTTGCAGGTGCTGTAGACTTTGGTGATGCTGCATTATCAAATGTAGGTGCAGTACAGTTAGATAGTATTGCAGGTGATGCTGACTCAAACACAAGCATAGCTTTTAGCGGCTCTGATGTAATCACAGTTACTGCAGGTGGTGAAACACAAGTTACATTTAATAATGGATCAATACTACCCACAACAGATGATGATGTAGATTTAGGTTCTAGTTCTTTCGAGTTTAAAGATGGTTACTTTGACGGTACACTTCACGCAGATGCAATAAACTTTAACGGTACAGCTATTACAGCAACTGCTGCTGAACTTAATATTCTTGATGGTGTTACATCTACGGCTGCAGAGTTAAATATACTAGATGGTGCCACAGTGGTTGTAGGAGAGATTAATGCTCTTGATCTAGGTTCTACAGGAACAGGTACAGCTATTGCATCTAAAGCAGTTATACTAGATGCTAACAAAGACTACACTGGTATAAGAAATCTTACACTAACTGGAGATCTTACCATTGGTGGTGATGATCTTACTATGGCTACCAATACTGCAGGACATCTTCTTATTGCAGATGGTACAAACTTTAATCCTACTGCTGTAGGAGATTTATCTGAAATCAGTACAGTTGCTAACGATGATGTGTTTCTTGCTGTAGATACATCTGGTGGTGGTCTTAAAAAGATTACTCGTAGTACTATAGTTTCTGGTCTTGCTGCTACTGGTGCTGCTATATCTAACGTGGTAGAGGATACTACTCCACAGTTAGGTGGCAACCTTGATATGAATGGTCAAGATATTGTTACTACATCAAATGCTGATATTGACCTAGCACCTAACGGTACAGGTAAAGTAGTTGTAAAAGGTAACAGCAATCCTGGTACTATTGTATTTAACTGTGAATCTAATTCTCATGGTCAAACAGTTAAGTCACAACCACACTCAGCATCTGTTACTAATGTGCTAACCTTACCTCCTGGTGGTGATCAAGAGATTGTTGGTACGACAGCAACACAAACACTTACAAACAAAACAATGGGTGCTACTAGCTTTGGTGATAATAATATCACTAATGTTGGTGATATTGCACTGGACTCTATTAGTGCTGATGGTACAGATATTAACATTGCTGTTTCTGATAACTCAGCCACCGCATTTACAATTAAACAAGGTTCCGATAATTATTTTGTAGTTGATACAGGTAATAGTAGTGAGTCTATTGCTATTGGTACAGGTGTATCTGGTACAGCTATTACACTAGGACACAGCACCTCAGAGGTTACAGTAGCAGACAACCTTACAGTCACAGGTGATTTAACTGTATCAGGTACAACTACAACAGTAAACTCTACCACTGTAAATCTTAACGATCACAATATTGTTCTTGACAGTGGTAACAGCACATCTGCTGTAATCAACGGTGCAGGTATTACAATAGAGGGTGGTAGTGGTGATGATGCTACATTTACCTATAATACTTCAGGACCAAAGTTTGAGTTAAAACTAGGCTCTAGCCATGAAGATTTACAGGTAGATAAACTTACTGCTAATGGTGGTCTAGTTGCAGATAATATTACTATTGACGGAACAGAGATTGATCTTAGCTCTGGAGACTTGACAGTAGATGTGGCAGGAGATATTATCTTAGACGCAGACGGTGGTGACTTTAAGTTTCAGGATGACGGAACTGAGATACTTAGAATTACTAACTCATCTAGTGATGTAATTATCAGACCTGTTGTAGATGCTAAAGATCTTATCTTTCAACAAAGAGATGGAACAGAAGTAGCTAGGGTTGAGGACAATGGTACATTTAATGTTGTCACAGGTAAACTAGCGATAAACGGAACTGCTATAACTTCTACTGCTGCAGAATTAAATATCCTTGACGGTGTAACCTCTACAGCAGCAGAGTTAAATATACTTGATGGTGCTACAGCAACTGCATCAGAACTAAATTTACTAGATGGTGATACTTCTGTTGGTGGTTCAATAACATTGGCAGATGCTGATGGTTTTATAGTAAATGATGGTGGAACAATGAAAACTATTCCTGCATCAGATGTAAAAACTTATGCGGCAGGTAGTGCTGCTACTAAAGGATTTGCTATTGCTATGGCAATAGTATTTGGATAAGAAAGGTAAAAGTAAATGGCAACTCCAAATATAATTAATGTAGCAACTATTACCCCAAAGGTGGCAGTTGGTGCAATAACAACAAGTAGGGCAGACATTGTTGATGTACCTGCAGAAAACTGTGCAAAGATAAACTCACTTATTATTGCAAACATAGATGGAACTAACTCTGCTGACGTTACAGTAGAGGTAAGTACAGACAACGGATCTAGCTATGTAAAAATAGCTAGCACTGTATCTGTAGCTGCTGACTCATCTTTAGTAGTTGTAAACAAAGACAACGGATTTTATTTAGACGAAACAGATCTTCTTGCAGTTACAGCCTCTGCAAACAGTGATCTAACATATTTAGTTAGTTACGAACTTCTAGTAGACTAATAGAAAGTAGCTTAATGAAAGCTTTCGGTAATATTGCAAGAGATGGTCAGGTTAGGGCAATAGCTTCTGGTGCTTTAACTGATGGCAAACCTGTTATTGTAAACTCTGATGGTACTGTAAGTGTTGTTGGTGGAACCAGTAGATCACAAGTTCTTGGTACTGAAACAGTTTTTGAAAGTGCTAACTCTAAAGATTTTTCTGCTGCTTATGATACCACTAATGATAAAGTTCTTATTGCATATAGGGACATTGGAAATTTCCAAAAAGGCACAGCAATAGTTGGTACAGTTTCGGGTTCTAGTATTTCTTTTGGAAGTGCAGCGGTTTTTGAATCTGGTGCAACAACGTATATTTCCGTAGCCTTTGACTCTACAGCAGGTAGATTTTTAATAGCCTATAGAGATGAAAGCGATGGTAATAAAGGTAAAGCAGTTGTCGCAACAATAAGTGGTACGTCAGTTTCATTTGGAAGTGTAACTGAGTTTGAAAGTGGCAACTCCCCCTATACTTCCACCGTTTATGATAGCTCAAATGGAAAAATGGTTATTTCATATGCTGATTTTGGTAACTCTAGTTATGGCACATCAGTAGTTGGAACAATAAGTGGTACGTCTGTATCTTTTGGTACTCCTGTTGTTTTTGAATCTGCTGCTACAGCTTGGGTTAATTCTGTATATGATAGCAACGCACAAAAAGTATTTATAGCATATCAAGATGGCGGTAATTCAGATTATCCAACTGGTATAGTTGGCACTGTATCGGGTACGTCTATAAGTTTTGGCAGTGCAACTGCTGTTGCATCTAATGGAAGTAATTATACTAGAGTAGGATTTGACAGCACAAATAACAAATTACTTATAGCATATAGAAATGAAGGTGACAGCAGTAAAGGATATGCTGCTGTTGGCACAATATCTGGGACATCTGTATCTTTTGGCACTCATGTAAAATTTTCTGGTGATGAAGCGGTTATTATGGAGAGTTCCACTGCCATATCGTTTGACACTACATCTGGTGGGATGTTGATTGCTTACGAAGATACAACTAGGGACGCAACAGTGATTAGGGGTGTTATCAGTGGCACAAGTATAAGTTTTGATACACCTGTAGTTTTAGACACAGGAGGTGGCTCTTCACATGAATACATGGGAATTGTGTATGATCCAGATGAAGATAGGCATGTTGTTTTTTACAAAGACGGTGCTGAGTCAAATTATGGGACAGCGATAGTTTATTTACCTGCTTATAGCACTTCAAACCTAACCTCCTCAGAAAACTTTATAGGTTTTTCAGATGGTGCATTTGCAGATGGGCAGAGTGCAGTAATAAATACAACAAATACAATTGACAGAAATCAAAGCAGCCTTACTGCAGGACAAACTTTGTTTGTACAAACAGATGGTACATTAGGTGAAACAGCAGATAGTCCTTCAGTGACAGCAGGAACTGCTATATCAGCTACGGAAATAATAGTGAAAGGTTAAAGAATGAAAACTATCGTAGAAACATCAACTAAGTTAAGCAAGTATCTACTTGCAGATGACGTAACAATCACAGCAACATCAGATAATATTACAGTAGGAGATCCTGCTCAGTTTATTATTGCTGATCTAAACAGTGGCAATACTACTATTACAGAAAATGTAACCAACGCACCTAGCGATTGGATAGGTAACAAATATAAGTTTGATGGCACAACGTGGTCAGCTAATCCTGATTGGGTAGATCCTTCTGAGGAGTAAAAACTATGATGCGTGTCATAGGCAACGATCAAAATTTACCAAGGCAGGAACATGCTTTAGCCAGTGGTGCTATAACAAATGGTAAGGCTGTTGGTGTAAACAGTGATGGAACGGTATCCACTATAGCAAATGTTGCTACCTCTGCTTCCGCAGGTACACCTGTAGTTTTTGAAGCCGCAAATGTTGCTAACTCTCAAACTATCGCTTATGATAGCTCAAATGACAAAGTAGTGATAGCTTATAGAGATGCAGGAGATAGCAGTAAAGGAAAAGCAATAGTTGGCACTGTAAGCGGTTCATCAATAAGCTTTGGAACTGCTGTTGAGTTTGAGTCTGGAACTACTCCTTATATTAGAGCTACCTTTGACAGCAGTAACAATAAAGTTGTTATTGCGTATACAGATCAAGACGACAGCTCATATGGAAAAGCGATAGTAGGAACTGTAAGCGGAACTTCTATTAGTTTTGGAAGCGCAGTAACTTTTGAAAGTGCCTCTGTAGGAGACATACCTGGAATATGTTTTGACTCTACAAATAATAAAGTTGTGATTGGTTATAGAGATGGTGGTAATTCAAATTACGGCACAGCTATTGTGGGTACAGTTAGTGGAACAAGTATAAGCTTTGGAAGTCCAACTGTTTTTGAATCAGCAAACTCACGCAAAATAGTTAATGCATTTGACTCTGTAAACGGAAAAGTTGTTATTGCATATAGAGACTACGGTAACAGTAGTGCAGGTACTGCGATTGTGGGAACTGTATCAGGAACCTCTATATCTTTTGGATCTGCTACTGTATTTAATGACGCTGTTGATGGAATAGGTTTGAACTATGATGTTCAATCTGGAAAAGTAGTTGTTAGTTTTCAAGATGATGGTGGTTTTGCTCATGGTATTGCTCGTGTTGGAACAATTAGTGGTACATCTATAAGTTTTGGTACAGAGGTTACTTATAATGCTGCGTCTACTATTGCCCCAGATCATGTGTACGATCCAACAACTGAAAAGACAATCATAGCTTACAGAGATAGTGGAGGTGGTAGTTACGGTGAGTTTGTTGAGGGAACAGTAAGCGGCACAGATATTTCTTTTAGCAGCCCAACAAATTTTAGTGGCACTAACGCAGTGCGTGAAGTAACTATGGCCTACCATACTACCGCAAAAAAAGTTGTAGTTGCCTATGATGATAATGATAATAGCGATTATGGAACCGCTGTTGTTATAACTCCTAGTGGCAACTATCCCAACCTTACCTCAGAAAACTACATAGGCATAGCTAATAGTGGTGCAGCAGATGGTGCAGGAGTTATCATAGATACGCAAGGTGCAATAGCTGATAATCTATCTAGTCTCACAGCAGGACAAAGCTACTTCGTTCAGAACGATGGCACACTAGGTACAACGGCTGATGATCCTAGCGTCTTTGCAGGGACGGCTGTATCGGCAACTAAATTAATAGTGAAAGGGTAACTATGCTAAAACGTATAGGTGCTGAAGAAAGTGGTGAGTTTAAAGCGGTAGCCAGTGGCACACTGCCAAGTGGTAGGCCAGTGGTGGTTAATTCTGATGGAACTGTAAGTGTTGTTAGTGAGGACAGTGCTAGTCAGTCTCTTGGCAGTGCTACTGATTTTGATACAGATACTAACACTTATTTAGAAGCTTCTGTTGTACATGATCCAGATCAAAATAAAATTATAATTGCTTATAGAGACAACGGAAACTCAAACAGGGGTACTGCTATTGTTGGAACAGTGAGTGGAACCTCTATTAGCTTTGGAACTCCTGTTGTTTTTTATGATGGCGGTGCAAGTGGTGAATCGAGTTTCAATAGTATTGTTTATGATAGCTCTAATGATAAAGTTGTAATATCGTTTAGAGGATATAATGGTAGCGCCTCAACTTGCCAATCTATCGTTGGAACTGTATCAGGCACGTCAATTAGTTTTGGTTCTGCGGCTACATTTAGTAGCGATTCAGCTAATTACATACACTCTACTTTTGATAGCTCTAATAACAAAGTAGTTATTGTATTTAGAGATGAAGGAAATTCAAGGTATGGCACTGCTATAGTAGGAACGGTCAGTGGCACATCAATTAGTTTTGGTTCTGAGGTTGTATTTGAATCGGCAACAGCAAGCTACCCTCAATGTGTTTTTGATTCTTCTAACAATAAAGTAGTTGTAGCTTACAGAGACGAGGACAATTCTGATTATGGGACTGCAATAATAGGAACGGTTTCAGGAACGTCAATTAGCTTTGGCACTCCTGTTGTATATCATAGCGCCAGAGCAGATTTAAATAGAATAGCGTTTGATAGCACAAATAATAAAGTAGTTATTGCTTTTAGAGATAACGGTGATAATGAAAAAGGAAAAGCGTTGGTTGGTACAGTTTCTGGCACAAGTATAAGTTTTGGTTCAACTGTTACTTTTTCAACTGCTGGCACAAGAATTGATTTTCCCTCTCTTTCATATAATGTCGAAGCACAAAAATTTATTGTTACATATCGTCAATATGTTGATGCTTCGGCTGTTTTAAGTTCTGAACTTAACGAGGGAACTGTAAGCGGCACAAGTATAAGTTTTGGTTCTTCTATTAAGTTTGCTGACAGAGCAGATCATACAGCTTCTGCTTATGATTCTACAAATAAATTAGTCGTTATAGCTTTTCAAGATTTTACTGATTCAAAAAAAGGTGCAGCAATTATTTTTCAATCGGCGTTTACTTCAACAACCCTCACCTCAGAAAACTACATTGGTATGTCGAGGGGTACAGCTTTTCAAACAGGGTCGGCTGATTCTCTAGGATCAGAGACTGAGTTTATAACTACTATGGGAAATGAAGTCTCCAATGGTGTTTATGATCCAGATAGCAACAAAGTTGTTCTTGCGTACACTGATAGTGACAATAGCACTCGTGGCACAGCTATTGTAGGAACTGTGTCTGGAACGTCAATAAGTTTTGGTACTCCTGCTGTTTTTAATTCAGGAACAACGGAACACATAGGTATTACCTATGATACTACAAATGACAAAGTTGTTATTGTTTATGAAGATGCAGGAAACTCTAGTCATGGTACAGCTATCGTAGGAACTGTAAGCGGTACTTCAATATCTTTTGGCTCAGAAGCGGTTTATAATACAGCGACTACTCAATTTAACGTAGCAACATTTGATGCAAATACAGGTAAAGTAGTTATTATCTATCAAGATACAGGTGGCGCTATACAATCAAAAGTAGCTACTGTTTCTGGTACTAGCATTTCTTTTGGTTCGGAAGTTCAAGTGGGCGGTAGTAATAGCAATTATACAGCAGTAGTTTTTGATAGCAATAGTAATAAGGTTGTAGTTGTATTTAGAGATGGTAGCAACTCAAATTACGGCACTGCAAGAGTAGGTACAGTTAGCGGAACAGATATTAGTTATGGCACTGCTGCTGTTTTTAATAGTGGCTCATCAGAGGATATTCACTGTGCATTTGATAGCTCAAATAATAAAGTTGTAATTGGCTACAAAGATGGTGGAGACAGCGACAAAGGTAACTGTGTTGTTGGAACTGTAAGCGGTACATCAATTTCCTTTGGTAGTGAAGTTACATTCCATAACGCAAGTACAAATGGTATGGACGATGTTGTATACAACAGTAATTTAGGTAAAGTATTTTTCTTTTATAAAAACGCTACTGTAATAGGTAAGGTTGTTTCAGGTACAGTTTCTGGAACAGCGGTGGGAAGTTTAAGTAGTGAATTTACATATCATAATGCATCTACTGCTGTTTCATTTCAAGTATATGATGTTGCATCTACTAACATAGTCGCTGCATACAGAGATGCAGGAGATAGTAACAAGGGTAAAGCGGTTGTTTTTAAGCCAGATAATATTGCAACCACTAGAGCCGAAGTAGCAGATGGTGGTAATTCTTCAATAGATATCATAGGTTCTGTGTCAGACAACCAGATCGGTCTCACCGCAGGGCAGCAATACTTTGTACAGACAGATGGAACGATAAGCACAACAGCAGATGACCCAAGCGTACTGGCAGGGACTGCCATTTCAGCAACAGAGTTATTGGTAAAAACATAATGAGTGACATCAAACTTACCCCAGAAGATCTAGAAGAAATGCTAGACAATGCAGCTAGACGTGGAGCAAAGGAGGCTTTGCGTTCTATAGGTTTGCTTGATGATGATGCAGCTAGAGACATCATAGAGATGAGAAGTTTGTTAGAGGCTTGGAGAGACACACGTAAATCTGTCTGGTCAACAATAGTTAAAGTAACCACTGTCGCACTGCTAACGTTTATCGCAGGTGCAGTGTGGATGACAATGGGTAAATAAGGAATAAGGTATGGCAGAAACAACAGCAGAAAGAGCAGCTAGAATAGCACAAGAAATGGCTAGTCAACAACCTAGTAATAGAGCATTAGAACAAGAAAGAATAGCAGCAGAAGCTGCAGCCGCTAGAGATGCACAATTGTTGTCTGGAAATTATGGTGAAGCGGATCGGTCTAATCCTGTACTCTATGGTGGAGGAAGTTATTCAGGTGGCTCAACCCTTAAACAAGCTACCCAAACTGATTTAAATAGATTTAAAGATAATAAAGGATATGCTGTTTATGACAGTTTTACAGATGCTGATGGTGCTCAATATGTAGCTGTGTCTGGTAAAAATTCTAGTTTTATTGAAAAGATAAACACTGATGGAACTATTGAAAGAATAGATAACGTAAGTAGAAAAAAAGGTAAAAAATCTACAAACATAACTAGAGTCCTTGGCGCTTTTGATGATTTAAAAAGTTCATTAAATACAGACGATGATATTGTAGAAGATCCTGTAGAAGATCCTGTAGAAGATCCTGTAGAAGATCCTGTAGGTGATCCTGTAGGTGATCCTGTAGGTGATCCTGTAGGTGATCCTGTAGGTGATCCTGTAGGTGATCCTGTAAGTGATCCTTTTCTAGGACCTGTAGAACCTGTACTTGACCCTATGAAACCTGCAGATCCAACACAACCTGGAACAACAGGACCACAAGCAGGTGGTGACTTTACTTCTACTATTCCTGCAACAGAGGTATTGGAGTTAGAGGCTGATGAAGTAGCTCCTATTAATCCCTCTGTTCCACAGACTGTTGTTCAACAAGTATCTCCTGTAACTTATCAAGAACCAATTGTAGATTCTCCTAGAGCAGAACCTTTTACACTTGATTCTCAAACTGGAACATTTTCTACACCTATACAGACTGCAGGACTATCTGCAGTTCCTGAACAAATAACTTATAAAACAAGTTATGCAGGAACTCAGGGTGCAGTGCCCCAGACGCTTGTTACTACTGCACCAGGATCAGGACAGCAGTACACATTTGGTTATCAGACAGTATACTATAAAAATCAGTTAGGACAGCGTATACCCATTACTGAGTTTAATGGTAGACCTATCACTAATGTGCCACCAGGTTTTTTTAGAGAGAATACAAACCCACAACAAACAACACCTACATCTACACCTGATCAAAAAGAACTTCCTCCTTTTGAATCTCAAGGTGATCCTAATGTGCAAGTGCAATTGCCAAGAGATCCTATGCTAATGTCTGAAGGTGGGGATGTTACACTAGCTAGAAAATTTTTAGGGTTTGACGGTCCTCCTCAACAGCTTAATAATTTCTTACAGTCTAGCCCTGCTGCTGCTGCACGTATGGGTAAATACAGACAGGCTATGATGAACATGAGTGGTATGCGTATGGGTGCCCAAGAAGGTACGACTGTTGTTAATCCCATACCTCAGATGAGTGCTAATTTAGTAACTCAGACAATGCAACCTATTCAAGCACCGATAGCAGGAATACAACCCACTGCAGGTGAGTTTATACCAGTGGATGCAGGTATGACTGTGCCTATGGCTCCATTTGCTGAAGCTGCTACAACAGGTACAACACAACAAGTGCCAATGCCTACGGTTACACCTACGGCAACCATGACACCTGCCACTGCAGCTACAGGTGTGCAAGCTGCAACGAGTGCGTTACAACCTGCTCAAGGAACTCTATCAGATCAAGCAAAAGTAAATGCTGCTCAACAGGCTACTACCTCTGTGACAGGTATGGAGGCTGCTCAAGGTGCAGAAATAAAAGTAGAAGGACCAACAGCTAGAAAACTAGAGACAGATCCTGTCACAGGTGAAAGTGAAATTATATCTGGTTCTGCTAACGCTGAGACTGCTGCAGCTTTTACTGAAGCTAAAGAGGCTGAAGAGGCTACACCAAGTAAACAGGCTACAGTTCAAGGTCAGCTAGAAGGTCTGATGGCTCAGTTCGAGGGTGGTAACACACCTGCTTGGGCTGCAGGAGCTATGAGGTCTGCTACTAACGCTATGATCTCAAGAGGTCTTGGTGCATCCTCTATAGCAGGACAAGCTATTGTACAGGCTGCTATGGAGTCTGCAATACCTATCGCACAAATAGATGCTGCTACACAGGCTCAGTTTGAAGCACAAAACTTGTCTAACAGACAACAACGTGCAATGCTTGCAGCACAACAACGTGCTCAGTTTATAGGGCAAGAGTTTGACCAAGCGTTCCAGGCTCGTGTACAGAACGCAGCTAAGATCTCTGATGTAGCTAACATGAACTTTACTGCTGAACAGCAGATAGCTCTAGAGGATGCTCGTGCAGCTAACACAGTAAATTTAAACAACCTGTCTAACAGACAGGCTATGGTGATGGCAGAGGCTGCTGCTCTATCTCAATTAGATATGGCTAACCTATCCAACAGACAACAGGCTGCTGTGCAGAACGCAGCTAACTTCTTACAGATGGACATGGCTAATCTGTCGAACAGACAGCAGACAGAGGTGTTCAAAGCACAACAAAACATACAAGCTTTATTTACTGATCAGGCTGCAGAGAACGCTGCTGAACAATTCAACGCAGCAAATCAAAATCAAACAGATCAGTTCTTTGCTAACCTAGCAAGTCAGGCATCACAATTTAACGCTGTTCAAACAAATGCTATGGATCAGTTTAACGTCAACAGTGTCAACGCACTGAGAGAGTTTAACTCACAGATACAACAGCAAAGAGATTTGTTTAACGCACAAAACGGTTTGGTGATAGCACAGGCTAACGCTCAGTGGAGACAGAACTTAGCAACACTTAACACTGCTGCACAGAACGAAAGCAACATGGCTTTTGCTCAGACTATAAACGCTTTGACATCTACTAATCTTGATGCAATATGGCAGAGAGAAAGAGATATAATGTCTATGGCTTTCCAAGTGTCAGAGGGCAATGCTGATAGAGCTAACAGTATCATAATTCAACAGATGGCTGCAGATGCTACAATAGACGCTGCAGAATTACAGGCTAAAATAGGTGCTGCTCAATCAAAAGGTAATTTCTTTGCTGAAATATTTAAAAAGATAATACCTTTACCTCTATAAATTAAGGATAAGATATGAGTTTACCAACAACAGAAGATAGAAAAAGAAAAAGAGTTATGCTTGAACAAGGCAATCCTGAGTTAAATATAGGTGATCCTGGTGTTAAACGTCAATCAAAAGTAGGTCTTATGGCTGAACAACTTTCAGTGCCTAATGCAGAACGAACTATGGAAGGTATAAAGAGGATACAAAATGAATCTAAAGAAAAATCTAAGGATGTTTCCAATAACATGCTTGCTTACACAGGTGGTTGGGAGGGAATATTAAATGATGTTTTTGCAAGTGAGAATGAATCCCCTGAGTTATCAAAAAAGAAAGAAGAGCTAGGTATAAAACCTACACAAAACACATCTTCACCTGATAAAGAGGGTTCTAAAATACCATCTAATTTAGTTGAGTTTGTGATGGAATATGAAAAGTTTAGTTCAACTGCCTATGATGATTTTAAACAAATATCTATAGGTTATGGAACAAAAGCTAGTAGTAAAAATCAAACGATAACTGAGGCAGAGGCTAAAAGACTTCTAGAAAAAGATTTAGATGCTGCACGTAAAACTGTTTTAAAATTAAAAGAAACAGCAGGTTATGACTGGAACGAAAATCAAGTAGATGCTCTTACAAGTTTTACTTACAATTTAGGGGCAGGTAACTTGAGAAAGTTAACAGACAACGGCACAAGAGGTGATGAAGAGATTGCTGACATGTTGCCAGAGTACAAGTACGCAGGTGGTAAAGTTCGTGATGGTCTTATAAAAAGAAGAGCAGCAGAGCTTAAATTATTTAACGAGGGTTATTAGATGACAGAATCAGCACTTATGGCAGCAGTGCCAGGACAATCTCTTACGGACTATCCTAAAAATTATCCTTGGGAAAGGCCACCTGAAATTATAGATCCTAATGACGCTATTAAGTTTCATATTGACAGGGTTTCAGACCCCGATGTTATAGATAACGTACTAGATGCTCTTGAGTTTGGTGTGCCTGTAAAAACACTATCTGATGCTATGATGACAGGGGCTGTAGCTTCAGGTATTCACAGCATAGATACAAGTCTTATTGTTGAACCTATTGTTAGAGATTTTATTATGAAAGCTGCTGACATGGCAGGGGTGGAATATAAAGAAACATTTAAACCTGACGAACTAACTGTGACAGAACGTGCATCTTTGTTTAACGATGCTGTTGAGTCAACACCTGAAGGTGAAAGAGACAAAGGATTTGAACTAGTTAAAGAAGCTGCTGAGTCTATGAAAGAGGAACCAGTTGAAGAAGAAACAAAAGAAGAACCTAAAGGTTTGATGGCGAGGTAAAAAAGATGGTAACAGGAACAGTAATGGCAGGTGCTTTCTTTCAAAACCTAGCAGATACTATGGAAAAAAACAGAGAGTACCTAAAAGCAAAGCAGGGTATGCTTGAAGAATATATGCTAAAGTCAGGCTTTGAAGAGAGGGCTAACTTAAAAAAAGCTAGAGCAGAAAGAGCAAAACTTTTAGATGAAGCAGATAAACTTGGTATTGATGAAGAGGCTGCTGCAGTTTTATACTCCACTGGTCAACTGTCGAGCACCGTAAGTTATTTAAAAAAGATAGAGGAGTCTGAAGATCCTGATAAGAAGATAAACAAAGCAGGGTTAAAAAGATTTAGTGAGGCTATCGTTGCAAGTGTACCAGAAGAAAAATTAGGTGCAGCTATGAAGTACGCTTTTGAGTTAGGGGCTGCAGAAGATCCTAGCTCTGACAAACTAGTAGAAGCTATACATGCTACATCACTGGATGAGTATGAAGAGGCTATCTCTGAATTCATGAATACGTCACCGACTACTCGTGTAGCTCCAAACATAAGTCCTTTTGATATTAATAGAAGGGGTTTAATAGACTATGATCCTAAAGATATAAAAGATGCTAGATCTTTAATAGAAAACAATTTAAAAACACAACTTGAAACAACAACAAATCCTAACACTGGTCAATTACAGTTTACAAACCCAGATGCTGCAGGTGAAATTTTAAATAACGCAGTGGATTTTTACGTCAGTGAAATGTCTGATCCATTAAAATCAAAAAGTCAAATTGAAGTTATCAGAGATATATCTAACAGGGTTGATTCTCTAACTGAAGATCCAACAATAACTTTAAGAGATATTGCAGAAAATTTTAAAACATTTCAAGTTCCTCCTCCTTTTCAAGGACCAATGCCTTTATCTCCTGACACTGTTGAAGAGACAATTATTAACGAAGAGACAGAAAGTTAAATGAGCACTTACGTACAAAAAGCACCTGACTCTAGTTTTATTGATCTCGTTGAGGATGACGATTTCAAAAGAGACTTAGTTAGATTCTTCAGTGGTGGCAGATATAAATACACTAAAGACGAAATAAAAGAGATGGGTTTTGAAAATCTTACTAAAGATTTTATAGAGCACATGAGAGCACAATCAGTCAACGAAGTTACTGCCACAAAAGATTTAAACTATGTTCGCAACAAAGACTTCAGCTACAAAGGTAAACAAGCTTTTGGTAGGCTGACCCAGGCGTGGGATAATTCTAAAGACGCAGGTACAGGTTTCTTTGACGGTCTAGGAGACTTTGCAGAAGGTGTGGTTACAGCACCATCTACTTACTTGGGGTTTGCTAGTTTTGGTCTTGGAAAAGTTGGGGCTAAAGTAGCATCTAAAGGTGTTCAGTTAGCTGTCAGAGCAGGTCTGAAAGAAACTCTAAAGAAGAATGTAGTTAAGTCTTCTATCGCAAGACAGTCTTTAAAAGAAGGGGCTATAGGCGCAGGAACTGGTGCTGCTGTCTCTGGATTTCAGGGTAAACAACAAGGTGAAACTAGAGAGGAGCTTGGGGTAGGTCCAGAATACACAGCAAAAGATTTAATATTTGATTCTACTGTAGGTGCCGTAGCTGAAGGAACTTTTGGTGCAGCCACAGGTTACATCTCTGGTTTTGTAGGTAGAGGTAGAGCTAAAAAAGTAGAAGATGTAATGTTACAAAGAAACACTACATTTAAAAAGCAAGCAGAAGAAGCTGCTAAAAAATCTCTTGGAACTATAAAAGCTGCTTCAGATGCTGAAAAGAAACAAGCTATGAATATCGTAGCTGATGTAGAGGATATACTATCTGCTCGTGCAGGAGTAAAAGGTGCTAAGATAAAGGCAAGGTTAGACCCTGAACGTGTGGCCAAGGGTAGGGCTATTCTTAACGCAATGTCAGATCCAAAAGCAAACCCAGAGTTTAGTTCTGGTCTTTCAGTGCAGACAATGAGAGGTATTGCTGCTGCTAGTGTAGACCTCATGAGAGAGTTGAAGCTAGATACAAAGGGTAGTGACATCAGAATCACTGAGGCTATAGCCAACAAGCTGAGAGATGGAGAAGCCCAGGAAGTATTTACGATACTCAAGAATGTAAAAGATAAGTATGGTCTTTCCAAAGATGAGTTCTCTATGATCTACTTATCTGAGGTATCAAGAGCAGGTCAAACTCTAGGATTTCAAAGTGCCATAAAACGTGGTGCTAAAATAGATATGGATAAAGCATCTGATATAGATGTTCTGTTTTCTAAGGGTGCTTCATCTATCAGCAGTCAAGATGCACAGGAAATATCTGCAGCAGCAGTCAGAAACTCTAGAAATGTTGGTCTTAGGTTTTTACAAGATTTAGACACCATGAGAATATCTTTCATGACTTCTCAACCTGCTACTACAATGCGTAACTTGACTAACGTAGGTATCCTTATTGGAACAGATATGGTAGACCAAGTTAACAAGGCTATCTACAAAGGACTCACTGGTGACGCATCTCAAATAAAAACTTTTATACCTAACATGACATCCGTTGTTAGAGGTCTTTCTTTTAACAACACAGAAGCTAAACTGCTACGTCAAATTATGTTAGAGGAAATGCCAGAGCAATCCATGCGCTTGTACAACCAAGCCATGAGACTAGAGGTTGGTATGGAAAGCAGTGGAGTTTTAGCCAAGGTAGGTAGATTTGTGAACATGGCTAACACTCTTTCTGACTCTGTTTTTAAAGAAGGTATATTTTACGGAAACCTAGAGAGACAGTTCAGAGATAAGGGTATGTCGATGTCTGACTGGTTGAGATCTAACACCAAGTTAGAAGATCTACCAGAGGGTATAGATTTAAACCTTGCTGTTGATGATGCAAACAGACTTACTATGCAGAGAGACTTTAGAGGTGCTGACTCTGTACTAGCAAGCACAACAAGAGGGTTAGTAAACTTAAATAGAAAAGTACCATTCCTTGTCTCAGCAGCAGCAGGTGTTCCTTTCCCAAGATATTTAGGTAATCACTTGCAGATGGTATCTGACTACGCTCCTATTCTTGGGGAGATGTTGCACAGATCAGGTCTAACTGAGGGTGCTAAAGATGATGCCACTAGGTATGCACGTCAAGCCACTGGAGCTATGATGTTGTTTGCAGGGTATCAGATAGCTAAAGATAGAGATGGTGAAGTTGATTACGGATCTATAAAGAATGAGCTAGGAGCACAAGAGGATCTTAAACCTTTACTGGGTGCTGCCATGTTTCATATGTATCTAGGTGATCAAGCTTGGAGAAAAGAGAATGGTCTTCCTACTTCTTTTGACAACACAGATCAATTGAAGAGAGACTTACAAGATGTCCTTGGTGGCATACCAGAGTTTTCTTTTGATCTTGGTATTCCTGTTGCAATATTAGATGCTGCAGCAAAACAAAAAATAACACCAGACTTAGAAAAAAAGTTTGGAGATTTCTTAGCTACATTTACCATGCCAGGTGCGATAGCTAGAGACTTGATAGGACAGGCAGACTATGATCAAGCAGGTAATCCTTTTACCAGAGAACTAGCACTCACAGATGATGTTAAGCTAGACTATAGTGGCGCTGAGATGACTAACAGAGCATTAAGGATGTTACCTGATGTAAGGTCAGTACAGTATCTACAATCTTTCAATGATGAGACAGACATTGCCTACTATGATTTTGACAACCCTGTAGCTAGAGGTAAAGTAAACCCTGCCCTAAAACAGATTACTGGTAGAACAGCAGAGCCACCGTTGACATCACTACAAAAAGAAATGTCTAGATACAATCTAAAGAACTGGCAGATATACGGAAGCACTGCAACAAAGAGTGCTAACATTGATCTTGTGTTGAGGGAAAGACTGGCTAAGTCAATGTACAAAGACTTTGAAAACTGGAAGTCTAAAGCACCTGCTTCAAAGAAGTATGGAGAGATGACTTACGATGAGATTGTAGCCAGTGATAGTATCTCTAACTTAGACAAAGCTAATCTTCTTGAGGGTTGGATTAGAAAGAAAATAAGAAAAGAGAAAGAACAAGTTGAGGCTTTGTTTGATTCTTTTGTAGCAGAGAGTCCAGTAAAAGCTAGAGGTTACATCAGAAACAACTACATAATTTATTCTAAGGGTAAAGAGGGAAAACAAAATTTAGACACTGCTGCACAAACACTTGGGTTCAACACAGCAGATGAATACTTGGCTGAGTCTGAAACTATATCAGATGAACTAACAAGAAGAATGAAACTTCTAGCCATAGTTCCAAACATACGAGAGAACGAACCGTATGACTAAAAAGAAACCCCCAGAGATTAACTGGGGGTTTTTTAGTTTGTTATTTATTTTTAGTTTTTTTGTACTTTATCATTTTGTCTGAGTAAGAGAATGCTTCTTCAACTATCTCCTCAGACCTAACATACTTACCAGAGGCAAGGAGTCCTGACAAGGCATGACCTGCAAAAAAATCGTCAGTCTCCACCTTTATCTGAGTGGTGTCTTTCTTTGACACAAACTCTTGGGCTTCCTGCTCAAGGGTTTTTTTATTATTTTTGTTAGTCATTTATGTTTTTCTTTTAACGACTCTAACATCCTGGCAAGATACCACTGTGCTTTCTCCATATCTTCTACAGGATTAGTTTTATATTTGTGACGGTGTTGATACTTGATTACGTTGCCATGACAGTAATCTATAAAGCCATCAAGACCTAACACTTGTTTTATGTAGTCAATACACTCTATGCCATCGTCTGCATGATTATAATGAAAAGGTCTATCGACTGGATTAAATTTAGAACTCATCTCTTTCCTTCCTGCTAAGTCTATTATATCTGATATAGAGTATTTCTCGCACTCTCCACAGTGACCATCGTCATCTAAAAGAAAGCCGCAGTTTTTACACTTCATATCAACTCCTAACTTACCTCAACGGTATGTCTACTATTTTCTATCACGTAGTCTAGAGGAAGTATAGTAACCAAGTCACCTCTTCCTGGTCTAGTAAGAAGACCAAACTCTCCTTTAAAATAGTCGGTGCATCTCTTTCTTAGATCATCTATTATGTCAGATGGATCTAGTAAGTAGAAAGCTTCCTTGGCTCGTACCGCAACAAACCTATCTATTCCGTTTGGTACTCCCCATCCCTTAGTGGGTTTCCAGTTGGGAGGACGTTTGACTGTACGTAACTCCCACCAGATTGTGTAGTCTACTGGTCCTCTTCTTTCAAATCGTTTAGCTGCTTTAACATCAACCTTACCAAACTCTTTGTCCAAAACATCCCAGTGTTCAAAGATGTCTTCATCCCTTGTAGCATGTCTAACAAAATTATTTCCACGTAACTTTATAAATTCTTTTTCTGCTACTGTTCCCTCTCTAATTGAGGAAGAGTTTCTTTTCGCCATTGGCTATGCCCCTATGTCTACCACCTCGCAGACATCACCAGTGCAAGCAAATGTTTGACTCGAACTAGTAGTGTCTTCTTTTTCATACTCGCTGAGTCTAGACCAGTCAATACTTTTTGGCATAGTAGACAAAAGATTTTTATATTCTTCTTTATCTATCTCCTGATACGGAGCTTGTTGATAAGTGTGTTCATTGTAAGGTAGAAAAGATACACCAGACATTTCATCAAAGTGTTCATACACAAATGCACCAACCTCAAACCACTCATCCTTTTTGACATTGATAGTCACAGATGGTTTATGCTCACACCAGTTTCTCTGATACATCAACCACATGTTAAGTTGATCAACAGCAGATAGATCAGACGTGACCACAGCCTTGTTAGGAGCTTTCACAGGAAACGAGAACACTGTTGTCTGGTCTGGTTTAAATACATCAGGCTCACTAGGAATACCTTGATCTTTCATGAAGGTGGTAAGAGGGTCTTTGTTATCTCCTCTAACGGTTCTAATGTAATAAGGTGAATGACGTGCATGGATACCAGAGGCAGAGTCAACCAACTGTGAGACTGTACCTGATGGTTTAACACAGGTGATAGCTGCTGACTGTGGAATACCAAGACGATCAGCCCACTCAGCGTTAGTGACAACAGCAACATTACGTAGATTTTCAAGTGTTTTATCCAGTCCTTTATTTTTTGTAGTCATTAGTGGATTGTCCATTATCCCTGTGAGTGACACACCCAACAGACGCTCCTCTTCTGTATTCGTTGTCCACACCTTCCGCAAGTATGGAAATTTGGTGTATGTTGACTGTATCGTACCCAGAATAGTAGCAAGTCTAACTTTTCTAGCAATATCATCCACGTTATCTGTAGCCCTAATAACAACTTCTGTAAGGTTGCAGAATTGATACGGTCTAAGAATAATCTCAGAACATGGGTTAGTTCCAAAGTCATAGTCAGCAGCACGTCTGCCATTCTTTGCAGCTTGTTTCTTAGCTGCTTCCCGATTGAAGATACCACGTTCACCACTCCCTGATTCGACTAGTGCCATCCACTCACGCATGAAAGACAGACTGTCTGGTTTCTCTGTGTACGACACACTGTTGTTAGCCAAGGCACGTTGGGGTTCGTTATCCCACCAGTTACCAGACTTAGCGTGACGCATACGATCATCTGATAAATTAGATAGAGAGATCATGGCACTGCGTCTGACACCACCTACAACTACTATCTCTCCGATCTTACACATTAGATCGTGACACTCTATTGAGGATAACTTACGCCCCTCTGCTTCTTTAAATAGTTTAACTGCAAAGTTAAATAGATCCACAAGAGGAGCAGGGCCAGAGGCTCTACCACCAAATGTTTTGAGTCTCGCACCTGCAGGTCTAACCCTGCTTACATCCCACAATGGAATCTCACCTGCCCAAAGGAGTACCAGTAGTTGTCTGAACGCTTTAGCCCACCCCTCCTTGCTGTCCTTTACCACAATGGTAGTATCACTCTCGAACAATTTAGGGATTTCGGGGAGCTTGCTAATGAACTGTCTCTCGACACTGAAGCCAACACCAGTACCACAGAGGAGAATGAACATAGCCTCATCGAAGGACTTTGGATCATCTACAGGTAAGTAACTACAGTTGTACCCTGCTGTGTTGTCTCTATCTAAAGCTATACCTGCTGTCATCATAGCTCTCATGCTAGGCATAACTTCTAAACCTAGTATAGCCTGTTCTATT